CAAGCGACCACATTCCCCCCTAACCCTAACGCCTTCAGCTGCAAGTGGTGCCCATATAAACCAGAAGAACTCGGTGGTACTGGGCATTGTAAGGTGGGTGTATGAACGATCGTGCAGCAGACCCACTAGATCAGGCAGGTGCTATGCAACAACGCCATGATGAAGCTCGTATCAACGCAATACGTGCCGAAGCGGCAAAGCCAATACCCACAGCAACAAACTGCCTGTCGTGCGGAGAACTAACAGCAAACGGTGCACGTTGGTGCGATTCATTTTGTAGAGACCTATGGGAGAAAGAACATGAATAAAGGGTACACACACACAGTAGGGCAAGGGGGGCAAAAATGAAAGCCACACACCAGAAAACACCGTATCTCGCCGAGGCTATCCAATGGGATGGCCATAATTCCGCCCAAGTTATTGCACTAATAAACGCAGACGTACGCGAAACAGAAGGTAAGTATCTTATGGTGCGTGCAGCCGACGACATATTCACTATGGTTCCAGGCTGGTGGGCAGTGAAAGGAGAAAACGGCGTCGTCAAATGCTATTCAAACGACGTATTCAATGTGAAATACCAAGCGCTAAAGGAGTAGAAATCATGACATTTTTTCACTTTCTATGCTGTTCAGTAGGTATCCATACTTGGAAAAGAGGTTACCGTTTTACCAAACACTGTAGGTACTGCACAGCTACTAAGGTCGTACTGTGATTACTAAACGCGCACGTTATCAATTCGCGGCTGTCAGCGCAGCTGCTACAGCCAACACATTGTGTGTAGCCGAATGTTTCAACATAGCCACTGGAAAAGCAGAATATGTACTATGTACTCACGAAATAATTAAAGGCGCTGACACTTACATACCCCTGGCTAAGTTTTTCACCGGGGACCCAAATAACGAAATTACTCCGCCAGGAATGGCGAAGTACAAACTAATTTAGGAGCTAACTAATGAGCATACAAGAAATTCTAATAGAACGAGGCAACCGCTATGGTGAGTTCGATGAGCACGCTCGTATTACTCAAAACCTAAAGTCAGTTATGACTGATACCCCTAACTGGGAGAAACTTAGCCTAGATAAAAAAGAAGCCTTGGAAATGATACAACATAAAGTGGGTCGAATCCTTAATGGGGACCCGGAATATCACGACTCATGGCACGACATCGAGGGCTATGCCCGTCTAGTGAGTAAAACACTCACGCCGTGATTAAGGCCCTGCTATACACCAGCGCATTACTAATATTACCCGGCTTGATAGTCGGGTTAATTATTTACGTACTTATTTTAGTGCTATTAGAAAGAACGCGATGAAGCTACAACCAATGTTCGCCAACCAGAAATTCAGTACTAAGTTCATGGCAAAGCAACCTAAAGTATTTGATATGAGCGACCCTGGATGTGTCAGTGCAGACACTGAATTCTTGACCCCATCTGGATGGCAGCGGATAGATAGCTACAAAGATGGATTGGTGGCTCAATTCCATCCAGAAACACGAACCATATCCTTTGTTAAGCCGATAGACTATATCAAACGCCCCTGTAAAAAGATGATTGCTATAGCCCCTTCAAGAGGAATGTCCCAACGACTCTCGCACGAACATCGTGTATTGTATTACCGTCGCGACGGTTCTCACGATGTAAAATCAGCCGTAGATTTTATGTATGACTTACATAAGCGCGGCCCATTCCGTGCAAATGCTAAATTCTGCTCAACCTTTACTGTCGAGACAACCTCTAAAATGTCTTTAGTAGATGCACACATTCGGCTTATGGTTGCAGTAATAGCTGACGGACATTTTCCAACCGCCACAACAAACTATTGCGTTATCCGTATAAAAAAACAACGAAAGATCACACGTCTACGCGAACTATTAGCTGCATCCGCAATTAAGTACAGAGTTAGACAATGTGGTGGGGCAGACCCTGAATTTGCCATATTTACTTTTTATGCACCACTCCATCACAAAGAATTTAATACATATTGGTGGAGTGCATCCCAACATCAACTAGAGATCATAGCTGACGAAGTTTGTTACTGGGATAGTTCAGAAGATTCTCGCGACAGTAATGGCACCCGATTCAGTACGCTAGTAGAATCCTCTGCAGACTTTATACAATATGCTTTCGCCGCTGCTAAACGACCTACTTCACTCACTTTTGCAGTGCGTGACCGCAGTGCAGAAAATAGAGGGGTGAGCATAGAATACACTGTACATGCCCAGGACAAAGATAAATTCATAGGTCCGGGTAGAGCTAATAGTGTGTATGAAGTAGATAATCCAGAGGGGTTCAAGTATTGTTTTGAAGTACCCACCTCATTCCTGTTACTGCGTCATAACGGCTATATCTTTGCCACAGGTAATACAGGCAAAACACGAGTAGGTATCGAAGCCTTCGCTACTCGTCGCCGCAAGGGTGGAAAATGCCTGCTGGTAGTAGCCCCAAAGTCATTACTCGCTGCTGCATGGAAGAATGACTTTAATAAATTTGCACCAGACATGTCATGCGTTATCGCTAATGCAGCTAATAGAGAAGCAGCATTCAAAATACCTGCTGATGTGTATATCACTAACCATGATGCTGCCGTATGGCTACAAAAGCAGAAACCTGCCTTCTTCAAACACTTCGACACACTGGAAATAGATGAGAGTACGGCATTTAAGCATCATACCAGCGCCAGATCAAAGGCTATGGCAAAGGTGGCTAAGAACTTCACTTACATTCGCTTAGCGTCAGGTACACCCACCAGTAACGGAATCTGCGACCTGTGGCACCAGATGATGATACTAGACCAAGGCAAACGCCTGGGCACAAGTTACTTCGGCTTCCGTGCAGCAGCATGCAACCCACAACAGTTCGAAGCAGCTGGCAAGACATTCATGAACTGGACTGACAAACCCGGTATCGAGGGTATTGTGGGTGCGCTAATCAAGGATGTAGTTATACGCCACCGTTTTGAGGACTGCGTAGATATTCCGGAAAACCATAAATATGCAGTCTCTTATCAACTTAGTAAGACACACATGACATCCTACAAAGAGATGGAGAGTGAACGCATCCTATTCATGCAGAACAACGTCATTACAGCAGCTAACGCTGCCGTGGTATACACCAAACTGCTACAGATAGCTTCCGGTGCTGTATATGATGGCGAAGGCGGCCACACAGTAGTAGACAACGGACGTTATGAGCTGGTGCTTGACCTAATACAAGCGCGTAAGCATACCGTTACATTCTTCACCTGGAAGCATCAGCGTGACATGCTTATTGCTGAGGCTGAAAAACGTGGCATAAGTTACGCAGTTATTGATGGTGAAGCAAGCGATAAAGATCGTGAGCAGATAGTTAAGAACTATCAAGCGGGTGTTTACCAGACGCTATTTGCCCATCCACAGTCGGCAGGTCATGGTCTGACACTGACTAAAGGTACAGCAACTATCTGGGCATCACCTACCATAAACCTGGAGCACTTTGCACAAGGCTGGAAGCGTGTGCATCGTATTGGCCAGACCGAGAAGACAGAAACCATCGTAGTCATAGCCGAAGGTACGCTGGACGAAAAAGTCTGGAAAGCAATGCAGGGTAAAGAAACAAATATGTCAGATTTCCTAAATGAACTAAAGGAGTTAACGAAATGAATATGTACACCGTTGTGTTCTGGGTGATGGCAGCCGCGTGGTTAACAGCAGTTATCCACGGGATAGTTACTGGACATGCTGTGTTACTACTTGTGGATGTAATGGCCTTCCCAATCGGTATACTCCACGGCGTATTGATATGGCTAGGGGTAGCGTAGATGAAAACTAAACAACACATAATTTTTGACATAGAAATTATTGGAAAGGATAAGCCTATATTCCTTGCTTGCACCAAAGTAGTTGAAACAGGCGAAACCAATGCGTTCTGGATGCACAAGCGTGGACACATGAAGAAATTTGAAGCTCTATTGCGTAGTCCTGACTACACGTGGGTAGGTTTCAACAGTGTTAACTTCGATGCGCCTTTAATCTGCGCCGCTATTCAAGGTGCAGATGAAGGTTGGCTAAAAGAGGCAGCTACACAAATTATTGAAAAAGGTATGCGCTCATGGCAAACCTATCGTGATTTCGACATCGACTTTATAGATTTCGATCACATAGACCTACTTGAAACAGCGCCTGGCGTAATGATTTCACTCAAGACATACGCCGGACGCATGGGTTATAAGACCATGGTTGACATGCCAGTACCCCACGATGTTGACCTTAAACCGTCACAGTATAAAGAGGTGGAAAACTACTGCATTAATGACCTAGACGTAACTGAAGAACTATTCAAACAACTTAAAAAGGAGATCGAACTCCGCATTGAGTTAGGCGCAGTTCATGGTATCGATCTGCGTAGCAAATCAGATGCACAAGCTGCAGAGGCTATCCTAAAGAAGGAGCTATCAATCACCAAGATTAACAAAACGGTACCTCAAATGGTTGTGTATCACACACCAAATATCATTCGCACCAAGAGCCAAGTAATAAGTAACTTGATAGAATGGTTTGAAGAAACCTGCTTTGTCATCAACCAAAAGAATGGTTCGCCTGAACCTGCTGAATGGATGAAGGATGAGATAGCTATCGGTAAAGGCACTTATCAAGTCGGAATTGGCGGGCTACACAGTACGCATGATAAACAGTTCCACATCGAGGCCACTGATGACCTACTCATCAGCGACTTTGACGTAGCGAGTTACTACCCAAACATTATGATGAAGTGCGATCTGATTCCTCGCCTACCAGGTACACTGGGTGTGCAATTCCTCGAAGTCTATGGTGAGATATATCGCCAGCGTGTGGAAGCCAAACGTGCAGGAAACAAGACAGTGGCTGACAGTTTGAAGATCACACTGAACGGAACCTTCGGCAAGTTAGGTAGTATTTATTCATCCTTCTATTCACCTGACGTAATGTTAGGCGTAACTATCACTGGCCAGCTCAATCTGCTGTGTCTGATAGATAAACTAGAACGCATCAGAGGCGTGTCAGTCTATTCAGCTAATACAGATGGCATCACAGTTGGTTACACTCCAGCAGCTCGCGATAAAGTGTTGAAAGTATTTGAAGCCAACGTAAAGTATACAGGTTTTGAGTACGAAGAAACACCTTACTCACGCATAGCAATGAAGGACGTAAACAACTACATCGCCATTACTACCGACGGCAAAGCAAAGCGCAAGGGTTTATACGCCGTAGCTGGTGTACAGCAGCAGAAGAATCCGACTATGGAAGTTTGCTCCAATATGGCAGTGGATTACCTAAAAACAGGCAGCTTCGACATCAAGAAGTATACTGATATGAAAGACTTCGTCGCAGTACGCAACGTAAAAGGTGGTGGGATTCAACACACACAGGTAAAAATGGTAAATGACTGGGAAGAAATTGAACCAGGCTTGTGGGCATATCCAGGCATGGTTACAAAGCCTGTCAAACGCAAGTCGCCACCGCCCGCGCGTGAAGTCCTCGAAGGGGGTAAACCATTCGGTCGCGTAGCACGCTGGTATATGACCACTAGGAACTTGTTACCCATCACCTACCAAGGTTCGGGTAATCAGGTGCCAAAAACAGCAGGGGCACACCTCTGCATGACATTACCAGAGTCGTTACCGGAGGACTTGGATTTAGACTGGTATATACAAGAAACACTCTCAATGTTGAAAGACATGGGGGTGGATACAGGTAATTACTCTAAATAGGAGAAGTTATGGAATACGCCATTTGTACTTCGTATACTACATACGACATATCAATAATAGAACTCCCCGAAGGACGAACGTGGGAAGATGTAGCAGATCTATTCGTAAAGTGGGGTACTTTACACATAACCTTCAAGGGGGGCCTGGGTAGTGTTTCCATAGACTTAGAAGAAGCATGGGACCTTGACACTAAACGCCCTGTTTTTACTGAGGTGCGAGCCACTAAGGTAGAAGGCGACGAAACAGTAGTAGATTGGGACTTAGACCCGATCGCCGTAGATAACTAGGGGGAACATCATGGCAAATTGGTATGGGGCAGCGCGCTCAAACTACGTAGAGATTAAAGACATAGATGGTTTGAAAAAAGCTATAGGGACGTTCGACATAAACGTCATAGAAGCCGCCAGAAAAGGGTTTGTCTGTTTCTTAGGTGGGGAGGGTAGCGACGGCGCTTGGCCTTCGTATTCTATAGATGACGAAGGAAATGAACTTGAATTTAGCTTCGCAGAGCATGTGGTGCCTTACATGGCACCCAATCAGGTATTAATTACCATGGAAGCCGGGGCTGAAAAACTACGTTATATCACGGGATATGCAGAGGCCTACCACTCAGACGGTCGCGTGGTGGCGGTATCCTTATATGATATTTACGCTCTGGCGGAAAAAGAGTTCGGAGTGCCGCGGGCGGATATTTCCCGTGCTGAATACTAGGGGGATTGGATGAGATTCAACACACCTGAAGAAGTCGTAAAATGGGCAGATAAGGCAGCCGCTGATGACTATGAGCGCGTCTTGAAGTGGGGTGGAGAATTGAATCCATATTGCACCTATGTAGCTAGACATGACTGGCAAAATGGTTATGACAACAAGGTGCCTCATTATGGCGCACCTATTGAATACGACCTAATATACCAACGCGGTCGGGCTATGGCACGTTTAATAGCTAGTAAACCGATGCCAACCTTGGAAGGGGTTGAATAAATAATCAATCACTCCGATACAATCTGTTCTAAATCTGATACAATCTGTTTTATAGGAGAAATACCATGACTACAAAAAAACCGCTTACGCTGGGAGCACTCATCGACGCTTTAGACGACGCACGCGAAGTAAAACGTGCCATAGCTGCTGAAGCTAAGTTGGCTGATGCAGCCTACAAAGACCTTGAAGCCAAAGTGTTTGAAGCCCTCAGAAGCCAAGATACTCGTGGTGGCGAAGGTAAGAAAGCCAGCGCAAGCATCTCAGAGAGCATCGTGCCAGTTTACGATGCTGCTGACCCCGAAGCTCGCGATAAACTAAAGGCATTTATCAAGCGCACTGGTTATTGGCATTTGCTAAGCGAAACTGTTTCAGCACCTGCTTATCGCGAGTTGTTAGAAATACCAAAGTTCAAAGGCGTAGTACCTGGCCTAGTTCCATTCACGAAATACACACTGAATTTACGTAGTCTTCCTGCTAGTAAGTAGTAAGACTCTAAATAAACCCCGCAAACCCTAAAGGAGAATGTAAGATGGCAATAGCCAAACCAAAAACAGGCGTAGTTACTACTGTTGCAAAAGCAAAGATCAACCTACCCGCAAACTTAGCCGACGATATGGCGGCTGAACTTGAGTCGTTTAAGAATCGAATCGCAGCACCGACAGGCAACCGTATCAGTACTGACGAAAAGATTTTCAAACTACCTAACGGAGACACCAGTGATGAACTTAGTGTCATTATCATGGACTTCGTAAACTACAACGCCTATTACGACAAACCATGGAACCCGAATCAGATTGTACCACCGAACTGTTTCTCCATTGGGTTAGAGCAGGTGGGTATGGTGCCTAGCGACAATAGTCCTGAGCCACAAGCAGAGAGCTGCGCAGCATGCTGGGCAAATCAGTGGGGGTCCAGCCCAACAGGTTCTGGTAAGGCGTGTAGCAACACTAAACTGTTAGCTGTTATCGCGCCAGACGGCGACATGGATACTCCAATCCTGTTACTAAAAGTAACAGCGACAGCGCTGAAGAGTTTCGATGCGTACGTAACCAGCGTAGCACGCGGTTTTCAAAGCCCTCCACGTGGCGTGATTACCAAAATCACGTTCGATCAGGGTGTGAAGTGGAGTTCGTTACGTTTCAGTGACCCGCAACCATGCACGCAAGAGCAACTAGCATTGGCTTATTCACGTCGTGATGAAGCCATGACATGTCTAATGGTTGAGCCTGACGTATCTACTTTCGTAGCAGCGCCAGTCAAAGCTCCAGCTAAGAAAACCGCACCTCGTCGAGCTGTATAATGCCCCGCGAATGGTATATCAACGAGGCATTGTACTCTATCCGCCGACTACGTTCTGTACTACATGAGCTGTCGGAGGATGAAGTTCACGCGGCGTTAAAGCTGGAACAAAGTTCTCGCAGACGCGAGTCTATTACCCGCCTATTGACAAAACGAGCAGCAGAAATAAACGCAGTATCTTTCAACGCCAACCTAAAGGAGATTATCCATGGCACGTAATACCAGCATCATCCTATCCAAAGAAGAAAAGAAGGCTGTCGTAACTGAATTGAAAGGCAAAATCAAAGACGTTCAGACAGCAACAAAAGCAGCTACTGCTGCAGCTAAATTCGCTGCTAAAGAGCACGCCACTTTCCTCAAGACCTCAGACAAGACACTCGCTGGCTTGGCTAAAGAATTAGCAGCTCACCAAGCTAAACTAAGCGCCTTAACAGCGCCTACGACTGCGACTGCGTAACTTCTCTTTCTTTAGCAACCTCTTCGCCGCCTACTAAACCTAGGCGGCGAAATTACATGGGATTAATATGAGCAAAAATATAATGCTAGACATCGAAACTCTTGGTACTGCCTCGAATTCTGTCATCCTATCAATCGGCGCTGTAGCCTTCGATGAGGGTGGGTTATATGACAAATTTTACGCATCAATTAACATTGACTCGTGCATAGACGCAGGCTTACACATAGACGGGTGTACCTTAGCGTGGTGGATGGGACAATCCGATGCTGCGCGACAAGTATTCTCCGAAACTGGTTTGCCTTTAACGACCGCGCTGCAGGCATTGGCTACTTCGTTTGACTGGAGTGATACTAAAGTGTGGTGTAACGGTCTATCCTTTGATGTTCCTATCTTGGATACTGCCTATCGCGCATGCAAGGTAACCACCCCCTGGGAGTACTACAACACCCGTGATTACCGCACTGTCATTAAGTCATTGGACAAAAGTGTCCTACAATCTCTGCGTGTTGAACCCACGGTTAAGCACAACGCTCTGGCAGATGCTGAAGCTCAGGCACTAACGCTTATGGCAATGTTAGAACATGCACGCAATACATGCAGCCCAGTTGACCAACAAGTCGCATAATGGCAGCAAAACCAGAAAATACGTTTATCAGTGGCGTGCATAAACACATCCCTGCTGACATTTATCGTATGAAGACCAATAACCCCTACGTCGCCGGAATCCCTGATTGTTATTATTCAGGCTCTAGTGGTGCTTTGTGGGTCGAGTATAAATTTATCATCGTTCCAAAGCGACCCACCACGCTGATCACCGACGGGGTGAGTTCTTTGCAAGCGCATTGGTTAAACGGGCGACATGAAGAAGGTCGTAACGTCGCTATTATAATAGGGAGTAAGGAAGGTGGAATAATACTCCGCGCTACTGACCATCGTGTTATAACCGCACATGAGTTTCAGTCTCGCGCAATTTCAAGAGCGGAAATTGCTGGCTGGATAATACAACAAGTTAAGAAAAAGGTAATACAATGATAATCCAACTGGCTAAGGCAGTTAAGACCGTCTCCCTAAGTTATCGCTTGCTTTCCTCATCAGTGTTATTGGGGACTTTGGTAGTTAGTTTTGTCAAACACAAAAAGCAACGCACACCGCCGCAAAAAAGTGAATAAGGAGCCCTATGTATGTAATCATTTCTGGAACCCCTATCGAGGGGTTTTCTATTATCGGCCCATTCTCACACGCCATATTCGCCCAGGATTGGGCCGACGCGTGGGAAGAAGACATCGACTGGTGGGTATCTGAACTCATCCCACCCACGACTCGCGAAGTACCTAACCCCAAGGAGTAACACCATGACTGACCTGTCTATAATCAACCACTTGCGTAGGCAAGCACCATCTATCTTTGCCACTGAAGCCTTTGGTAAAATGAGTGACAAGTATAAATTCATTCCGACCATCGACGTAGTTGAAGCGCTGGCCAAAGAAGGCTTCACCCCATCGAAAGTATTCGAGAGCCGCGTACGTTCTAAAGAGAAACGCGGATATGCCAAACACCTTATCCGCTTCCGCAACATTGATATACTCCCGCAGGTTGGTGAGATGATTCCGGAGATTGTATTGACTAACAGCCACGACGGCACCTCAGCGTTCCAGTTGTCAGCAGGTTTGTATCGTTTAGTGTGTAGCAACGGCCTAACAGTAGGCGCAGACCAGTTCAGCATACGTCAGCGCCATAGCGGTAAGGTGGATGATGTTATCGAGGGCGTGTTCAGCCTTATGAATGAGTTCCCAGCGATCGTGGATACCGCCCACGAGTGGCAAGGCACTCGTTTAACACCTGACCAGCAACTGGCGCTCGCCACCGCCGCCCTACCCCTGCGCTGGACGGCAGATGAAAATGGCAACTACCCAGTAGAAGCCAGCCAGCTACTAAGATTACGTCGTCGTGCAGACGCAAATGAAGATTTATGGAGTACGTTCAACGTAATTCAGGAGAACATCATCAAGGGTGGCGTACGTGCTCGTACAAGCACGGGTGCTCGCCGTGCCTCTACGGCTGTCAAATCTGTAGATGGCGATCAACGTCTGAACAAAGCGCTGTGGACATTAGCAGCTGAAATGTCTCAACTTACACACTAGGAGAAAATTATGAGTACGCGCAGCTTAACTTATATGTACGACGATTATAGCAAGCCATTCTTTTGTATGTACCGCCAGTCCGACGGATACCCAGCAGGTATGGGTCAGGATTTATACTCATTCCTAGAGCCGTTCCACATAGTAAATGGGCTGAGACTAACCGAAAACAGAACCGTGGCAAACGGCGCAGAGTGCCTTGCTGCCCAATTAGTGTGTCATTTCAAAAAAGGCCCTGGCGGGACTTACTTATACCCACCAAACCTAGGGCAGGATGCGGGTCAGGACTATGAATATCACCTCCATATAGAAGGAAATAAGGTAGCTTTAATTCGCGTGTTGGACCCGCACATGGAAATTTTCTCAGGATCATTGTTTGATTTCGGCTTGTGGCTCAACTCCCCACAGACTAACTAGGAGAACACCATGGGATGGCTTTGTGATGACAAACCACGCAACGTAAAAGAGTTCCTCGACAGCCGTTGGGGACCTAACGTTAAAGTACTACGTTCTGCATTAAAACTCACTGAGTATTACGCAGCCCTCCAGTTGATTGATGGTAGCGTAACTTGTGGTATGTACCTGCTCTCGTTCCATAAAAAGCATGGGGATATGCAGATGTGTCGTAAGGATATGGATGAGACTTGTGGACCTAACATGTATAACTGTCCCGAGGCAATCCTCAAGTTACTAACCCCCTGCAAAATAGGTTATTCAGCTGAGTGGCGGGAAAAAAACTGGGCAAATATCCAAAAACGCAAGGCGGTAAGAGAATATAAACCAGGTATCAAAGTACGTTATCAGAGCAGTGTATATACATTAATGCGGAAACGCGACTTAGCTTGGGAAGTAAATGATGACACTGGTTTTGGCCCATACCTTATGTCGCGTTCCCAACTAATCAAATCGGAGGTGGTTGATGGGTGATGTGCAAAAAGAACTAGCCGAAAGGTACCCGCATATACCCATATTCTTGTTTGGAGGAGATGAACTAAAGGCGTTCCATGCGCGTGTGTGCAAGTTGATACCACAGACATTTGAATCTACCCTTACTGGAGAGACGCGTATGGTATTGTGCAAAGAATTTATAAGTGACGAACAATACATCGTAGACCATGGGGACGGGTACTACACGTTGAACACTATTTGGTCTGGGGGCACATCCCCACTTATAGAAGATTTATTTTTCAAGAACATAGATTGTCAGGCAGGGGAATCATTATGAGCAAACCCAAACACAAACCAGAAACAAACACCCAGTTCATCACACGCTTAATGGAGGTTTCACCGTATGGCGTGTTATCGCAGATGTTTATCATCTCGGCTATAGATCACTACTCTCGCGTAGTGGGGTCTGCTCCACCACTAGACAACTTTGTGGTGAATGGCGAGGCTTGGAAAGAAACTGCCAAGTGGATACAAGACGAATTTAATAAACGATAGGGGAAATTACTATGAGCTATAAACCAGAAGTATTAGTGCAAGGGCAGTGGTCACAAAATAATTTAGCTTTTGCCACTTATGAAGAAGCTGAGCAAAGCGCCAAGGACTTATTTAGTCGCTGGATGCTGGTAACCGACTGTCGCGCTGTTGAAAGCGACCAACCAGTGAATTACAAAATAGTAGACAACGTGATGTCTGCAGTGGAGAAGGGGGTCTCGTGACTGATATGTCAATAATTCAGTTCTTTCCTCGGATGACAGTCGCTCTGGCAGAAACTATCTGTGGTAAACTCAGCCATACTTCCAAGATGCCCTGCCCCAGTTACTCGCTACCTGTGGCACGTTGTGTTACTGGTGCAAAGCTGGCAAGCATACCCGGTTCAGTCTGCTCTAAGTGCTACGCGAAACGTGGGAGGCATACCTTTCATACCAGTAATCAAGAAACACGCTGGCAAAGTCTGACACACCCGCGTTGGGTCGAGGCGATCACCCACTTGATACGTGAGGAAGCCAGCCCACATTTTCGTTGGCATGATAGTGGCGATCTCGCTAGGCACCAGCACCTGCAGAATATAGTGGATGTCGCCCTGGCACTCCCCGAAGTATCATTCTGGTTACCTACTTCCGAAGCGGGTATAGTGAATAAGTACCAACAAACGAAAGGGGTATTTCCTGCGAATTTGATAGTGCGTATCTCCACGACTCTGGTGGATTCTGCACCCAAACCTAATCAAACGCACACAAGTAGTGTACACAAAAATAAACCAGCGCATGGTGTAGAATGCGTAGCGCCACAGCAGGGAAATAAATGCTTGGCATGTAGAGCTTGTTGGGATAAGGAGATAAGGAATGTCAGTTACAAATATCATTAATCGCGATACATTCATGGAGTTTTTCAGGTCGGAAGAGGGTTATAACCAACTATCCGCAGACGATTGCATGGAATTGTTTTCGTATAGCTTAAAGGGTTCTTCTGACTTTACAGAAGAGCTACTGAAAAACATATTCGCAGATTATGGAGTGTCCATGAACGTGCCATTAGGAGTACGTGGATGAGAGTTCATCCCGACACATTCTGCAATGGCAAACGCATATTCCTATCGCTGTCAGAAGCTGCACAAGCAGCTCGCAAAACCTCTGCACGAAGCGATGTGCGCTGCCATGCTTACCAGTGCACTGCCTGTGGAAAATATCACTACGGCAATTCATTTAATAAATCACGTAATTACGATCGGCGCGAGCGTCGGCCAGATGGGGAGGATTAAGATGAACGGAGATATAGTGTTAGATCGAGTACTATTCGGGGCTTATGTCGGGATAGGTATAACTACAAACCAGTCTGATGACTATATGTACGAGTGGTCTGAAGGTCAGATAGAGCTGGTGGAAGCCGCTTGTAGGTATGTCGATTACGCTGTCCGTCTTGCAGAAGCTGCATACGCAGTAGCCGGAGATTTCCCTGGCGTACTTGAGTATGAGGTGGCAGAACCGTTCGGAACTTGGTTCTGTGAGTCGATGGTAAAACGCAAGGGGCTAGTCCCAACTAGCATGATGTGTCGTGTGTATCTACTCAACGACGTGCAGGCGTTCTGTGCTGATGCAGACAGTGAGCCTGAATTACACGAAGAGATCGGGGAGGCACTTATGCGTGTACCGTTTCCATTTACTGAGGAAGGAGAACTCGAATGAACGCAATCGAAGAGGTTATCAGTCGAGTGAACTGGGAAGAACTCCGCGAACAGAAACTTGAACTTGTTCGTTGCGGTATCGAGACTGAATGGGTAGAAGGTCTACTTAGCTTAATAGACCATATACAAGACGCCGCTGTAGCGGACGGCGTAGCCACCGCCGTCGAAGTGTTGGTGAAACCTACGAACTGGAGTAATAAATGACCACGATCTTCAAGCCAATGTTGGCAACCGATGCAGTTCTTGAAAAACTGCGTTTTCCGCTCTTAGCCTCACCGAAACTAGATGGCGTCAGAGC